GTGGTGCTAGTTCCACTAAGGGGGTTCGTGATGGTGAAGGTGGCTTGGGCAACCTCGTCCAACATGAAGACTGCTGTGACAGTGCCACCAAGGGGGTTGATGTCAGTGAGGACTTCCCTCCACCATTGCTCCCCACCCGTCACACGATCAGTGTCGAAGACGGTTACGCGAGGTGGTTCGTTACGTGCTCCGATGTGGTGGCCGTAGAGTTTGAACTGCGTGCCGGGTCCCGCTTGGTAGATTGTGAAGGCAATGTTGCCGTAGGTTTCCGCTGGGTAGCTGAACTCGTAGCGTTTCTTTTCGTTGTACCCTGTGAGTGTAAACGTCGCCACCGCGACATCATCAACAAAAGCAGTAGCAAGGACTGTCGCCGATGCCGTGCCTGTGGGGATGATTTGCATGTCTGTAAAGTGGACATCGTAGATTTTCTCCCCGGTGGTGCCGTTATCGTCGTAGTCGGTGCGGTAGAAGACTACCTTCTTCGGCTGCATCCACAAGTCCCAATCGACTTGGTAGATGGCGTTTTGTGTGCCGGTGGCTTGGGTACCGTTGAAGACGAACGCCACATCGTTGGCAATTGAGCCAGCGAGAGTGGGGATGGTCCAGACTTTATTGCTAGCGGTGAGCGTGCCGATGACAGAGGTGTTGGTTTGATCGTAGATGCCGGTGACGGTGGAGCTGCCGCCGCGATACTGGACGGCGAAGTTCTCCATCAGGATGTCGGTAGGGGCGGGCCAGCTGCGAGTTTTGAAACTCCACACGATGTTGCTGCCACCGGCTCCCGGCTCGGGGCTGTCGGTGACGCCGGTTTCAATCTGCTTGACGTTACCTGCAGTGGTGAGGACATACAGGCGGTTCTTGAACTGATCCCAGAACATGTCGTAGAAGAAGAATGGGTATTGATGGATGAAACACTTCTGGTAACGGAAGTCAATCACCAAGACGGTGTTGCAGCGTGTCTGGCCAGTTTCGCAGGGGAGGCCGATGTAGAGTTTGCTATCGGCATAGGCGGCGCAAGCGTAGACGAGATTGGAGAGATCAATTGCAGGGACGCGGTTGCCCTTGTAGCCAGCAGGGTCGGTTGCACCTTGCCCACGCCACATATCTCCAACCTTCTGCATCACCCAGTCGAGGGATTGTTCAACACCCTGGCCAGGGGTGTACATGAAGATGCCGTCGTAGTCGATGAGCGGGATGCCGTATGGGGTCTTAATCGGCACGAGGAGTGACTTCGATCCGTGGCGGCAGCCGGTTTTGAAGAGGGTGTATCCACCCGGTGTTTCAAAGTCTTGCCCGATCATCTCGTAGACGCTGTGGTCGTTGATGATGACGAGACGAGGGAGCCATGCGATGAGGGCCATACCGATGTCGCCACCATCACCCATGACGGCGTAGCTGTCGCGGGGGAACTCCGCAAACTGGCCGGGGAGTGACCACATGAGGGTGTTGCTGGCGAGCAGGAACAAGCGGTCGTAGTAGTCTGCAATCCCACGGGGGGTGCGCCCCATCTCCGCGATTGTCCTCACGTCGGTGTTCATTGGATTGTTGAGCATCAACGCTTGGATGTCGGGCATTGTGTCGGTGAAGGTAGTTTGGACGAGCGGGATCGTGCCGACAGCGTAAGGGGTGCTGAGGAAGCCGCCTTGACGGTAGAAGATGCGGTGGGTGACGCCATGACTGGTGCCGGTTGGGAAGCTGGTGTCGGAGATGGTGACGTTGGCGTACTGCATCTTCAACGGATTGTGGCTGCCGTCTGCGAGAGGGCTGCGGGGGCTGGGGGCACTTTCCCCATAGATGACTCCAGTGTTGGGGTCAATCTGCGCCCAGGTTTCCCACCAGCTGTAACCGATATTGACATCGTTGAGGGAGAAGTTTGACGCGCCTTGGATCTGCCAGTTGGAGATGGTGGCGGTGAATGTGCCGGTGCCTTCGATGACCATGCGGGCCGTGCCGACACGATCCCAGTCTCCAGGGTTGGGGTCACGGAAGACGGTTTGGAAATTGGTCTTTGGGAGCAGCCATGTGTTGAGGGTTTGCTTCGCGGCGGAGATGATGGAAGTGGCTCCAGGCTTGCCGCTGCTGGTGAGGGCCGCTTGCATGGCTTGCAGTTGAGAAGGAGTGACGGGTTGGCCGGTGATGGTGGTGGTGCCACTGATGCGTGCAGGCACAATGAGCGTGCGCTGCATGAGGACGGTGGGGTCAGGGTAGCCACCCTCATTGGCGGTGATGTCGAGTTCGTAGTGGTAGTAGTTGTTGAAGGCGCTACCAATCCCGAAGTCCATGCTGATACGGTTGACGTTCTTGGGATTAGAGAAGGCAAACTGAACGGAGATGACACCGTAGTCACCGACAGCGTTGCCACTGATTGTGCTGAGGGCGTGGCTGGCGATGGCCTGCTCGACATCCAGGCGGAAGGTACTAGCGTCATTGCTGAAGGAGTTGCTGGCAAGCAGTGTCCCCTCACTCGCGGTAAGGGTAGTGAGAAGATTCTGCCCAGACATCGTGTTGATGGTGACAGTGGGGGAGCTGGCGGGGGCTTGTACAATCCAGTCTGTCGTGACGGTGCCGTCATCTTTGATGAAGCTGGAGGGGACGGTGACATCCGCACCACCTGCGGCGTAGTTGTAGCTACCGTAGGGATGCATCACCCATCCGGCGCTTGGGACGCTGGCGGTCGCGATTGCAGTTGTGGTGCCACCGAGACTACGATACAACACTGCACCTTGATTCGCGTAGATGGCTCCATCACTACCCACCTGCGCACCTTCGCTGATGTTGAGGAAGGCAACTTCCAAGAAGCCTGCTAGCGGGTTGGCGGTTGTAGAAATGCTGACAATCTGCGTGCTCCCTCTTCGCACAGCAGCAGCGCCAGCCTCCAACGTGAAGTCAATGTTCGTCGCAGACGCCACCTCATCCTGTGCAAGCAGGTGGGGAGGGTCAGACGCATTCAGGCCAGTGAATACTGCCTGCACCTGATCGGAGGGTTTGTCTTGATGGATGTTGTCGATGCTAGGCATTATCTATATGGGTTGCTCGGGTTGCCGTCGATACGCTTACCGATGCGGATGCTACCGCCCTGGGCGGCTGTGTAGGCTGTACCAGGACGGAGGCGTTTGATGTTGTCACCTTGCTGGCGACGCCATTGGATGCGGAACTTCTGCTCGTACTCTTCGGATTCTTTCATGAAGGCTTCCGCCAAATCTGGGCGGGTGTATTGGAAGAGACGCGAGGCAGCCTTCATTGCGATTGACAGTTTTAGTAACGCATTGGTGGCCGTAAAATCAGTGGTGGCAGAAGTAATCTCCGTCCCCCACCCTGGACCCCAGATGTTAAAGACATAGGTTTGATCTGCAAGTGGATAAGGTCTAAGGTGTGACTCGTCCCATAGAACGAAGAATCGAGGTTGGTCCTGGGTGGCGCTGCGCCAGTTTCTATCATACCGCTCCAGGTCTGCCTGCTTGATAATCCAGTATTGTCTTCCATTGAACTCCAAATAGTGCGGCCACATCATGGTGTTCGTCAGCAGCGGCACAAGGTCAGCACCCTGTGTGAATGTAATACTAGCAGTCACAATCGGGTAGTAGGCAATCGACTCCTTCTCCATTTGGGCGTCATTGATAGCATCAAACACGTCCTGCACAGGCCAGAAGATCCCAGGCCCACTTTCATTCAGCATCGTCTGGACGGTGTCTACAATCCCACCCTCAGAGCAGCTGAATGTAACTGTACCTGTGGAGGTACTAGTGCTAGTACCCCCGAAGGTTTGCTGTCCGAATTCAATGCCGCCAAACGTGCCCGCCATTAGGGTTTAGAAGGCGGAGGCGGTGGAACAGTCTTGTAGGTACTGTTAGCAGCTGCGCCAACTGTAGTACCGGTGACAGCCGCCACCAGCGGTGCGTACTGCGGATACTTGGCAGCTATGTACACACTACCGATGTTGATGGCAATGTGTGCAAGAATCTGCAACCACTTAGGTAGGTTGGTCATTACTTCCCTCCAGTCTGCTTGGCGTGGATGACGTTGATTAGATCTTTGATAACCTGCGTCAATCCAGCGTCAGCTTGTAGGACAATTGTCTGCCCAGCAGGGGTAGACAAGAAATTGAAAATCGCTGTTACGGGGTCCATTTTGATTACCTTTCGTTTCGTGAAGAAATTGAGAGTCATAAACCCTACGGTGGAATGATGGTGATGTAAGGCGGATTGAGGATGGCGATGTTGTAGGCATCGCTCGGCTGCTTGGGCTTGAGCTGGGTGTAGCGTTCTGGGAAGTAGTTATCCCACTGCCGACGGTAGCGGTAGATGTAGCGCTGCCAGATGGCTTTGTAGCTCATGGCGCGTTGGACATCCTGGCGGGGGCCGGTTCGGAGGAAGGCCCGGTATGCGCAGTAGTAGCTGGCGCTGTATTTCGTCCAGGCGGGGATTTGCATCGTCTGGGTATCGGTACCGAAGCACATTTTCTTCGGGTACTCGGCGATCAGCGTGCCAGCGTTGGCGGGAGGGGGCCAGAGGACAATGTCGGTGATGTCGTCTTGGTAGATGACGAGCGGGGGATCGGCAGGGAGGACGTAACGCCAGTCGCGAATGAGGACGTTAAGATCCTGCTTGGTGCGGGGGACTACTCGGACGCCTTTGTTGCTGGTGGTGTCGGTGCTGGAGATCCAGTAAAAGGCATCCACCCGCATGGCATCAGGAACGTAGGTGTTAAGTAGTATCGAAGCAGTGCTAGCTGGTATGGCAAGTCCGTTGGAATTAATAACGGTGCCCACGGCGGTAACACTTGCTGTGGCAGTTCCCCATACAAACTCAAACCACTCCTGCAGGCGCATCTGCCATTCATCGAGGTAGGTGTTAATCTCTGCATCGGTAAACCATTTGGCATTAGGGTCCATCAGCTCATTCCGAGCCAGAACCCTCAACTCCGCCCTAGTCCATTTATCAGCCAGCGACATTTTGTGCCTGATCCATTATACCGCAACCAGGGTTAAATTGCTGAGAGTAAACCTCTTCTATTCGGGCTAGAACCCGATCAAAGTGAATGCCATCCAAGGCGCACGCTGGGGCCTCGGCCAACAGCTCCCCCTTCTCGCTCACCATCTGCTTGATGGGGCAGCTCTCCCGGCTGTAGTGGAGCTGGAAGCAGGGGTAGCAGGGGGCACGTTCGACATCGGGGGCAAGGCAGTAATCCTTCGGCCAGTACTTGCAGAGGGCCTCATGGGTGCTGTGGCTGAGCAGCGTGATGGTGGGAATCCCCATCGATCCCGCTACGTTTGTCATCATTGTCTCTGGGCCGATCACGAGATCAGCATATTCGCAGGCGGCAATCATGGAATCCCTCACACTCCACTCCCCAGCCATTGAGATAAGATTGGGGTGATTGACTTCCGTGAGCTTCGCCATCCTGTCCCCAACGGTGATGAAGATAGTATCAGGATGTGTCTCCAACCACTTCCCGATCACCACCTCAATTCCAGAGTACACCTTATGGAAACTACTCCCATTCAACGCCCACACGATGATAAACTTCCCCTTCAGTTTGTTGAAGAACTTATCGGCCCCGCGACGTTCAGCGTTACTAAAATACAACTCTCCCCGTTGTCCAGTTTTATCGGGGTAGCCGCCAGCCCGCATTGTGTAATCATAGTAGTTATGCTCGCCGGTTTTGCGACGCCATTCTTGGGAAGTATAAAAATCGCGTCTCCCTTCCACCTTAAGAAAACGTCCTTCCAGAGACTCACTGAGGTTGATGTACCGATCATAGTCATTCTTCCATTCGTCCCAGTAAGCGCCAAGTTCCTGGTTTGGGATCATTTCGCGTTCTTGGATAACGATGTTGGTGACGTGCGGGTTGTGCTCTAGGATGGGGAGGGCGTAGGGGGAGATGTTCATTGTGACTTCAAAGCCGTCCTCCTTTAAGGTGCGGATGAGTGGGGTGATGATGACCATGTCTCCCATTGCACCGTAGCGGCAGATGCAGGCCCGTTTAGCAGCCCTCGGCTTTGCGGCCTCGACGCCCTTCTTCCCTTCGATCTTCCGGTAGATCTGCAGGAGCACACCATCTCTCTCATAGGCGTCCTTTGCCTTCCATCGTGCTACCTCCCCCACCATCGTGCGCACGCTGTTGGAATCAAACTGCACAAGCGCCTTCTTGTCGGGGTTGTTAATCTTTTGGGCGATCACTAAATGCCCGCCTATCTTCAACTTACGGACATACTCCCGCAGCTTCTTCTCCGGCTCTGGTACAATCTCCAACCGTGGGCCGATGAAGATGTGGTCTAAGCTCCCATCACGAATGATGTCAAGCTTATCATCTACAAGATCAACATGGGGTGTGAGGACAACGTCGACGTTGATGGAGGACTTCCCCAGCATCTTCGCAAGATGCGGGACAATCGGCTCTCCAAATGAAACGCCCTCGCCTCCGAGATAACAAGCCGAGCGGAAGAGAACCCACTTGGCCAAGCCTCCATACAATGACTGCTGCTGCCCCTGAAATACAGTCGGCAAAGACATATTCACAAGTCTCCTGTGGTTAGTTAGTTGTTGCTAAAATTCGTGACGAGTTACTCGTCTTCGTCGGGGTCCGGCTCAATATTCCGGGTGATTGTAATCCAGAAATCCCCCCACAGCCGATCCTTGCTCGACTTACCCGGATGGTTCTTGATGTGCTTGAGAATGCTCCGAGAGTTCACCTTGATGTCACCATCACAATGCGCACAGCGCATCTCTCTCAGCTCAACACCAAGTTGCTCAAACTTCTCCCATCCGTCCCATAGCCTACCAGTTCTAATCGTGCTTGCACCAATCGGGTCGTTCTGGTAGTTCTCCCTGAAACTCATGAAGAACCCGCCACCATGCTCACCATCCATGTGTCGAGCCATCAACTCCGGCGACAGCGGCAGCAGCGTATGACAACCATTATCATACTTATGCGTCGGGAAGTAACCGTTACACTTTATGTAAGTCGGCTTCAATCCACTCTCAGCCAGCGCACGCCAATTGGTAAATGTCTTCCTATCCGTAGGCGGAGGGCCTAGCGGTTCCGGCCCATCGGTTGGGTCCTCGGGTAATTTCTTCAATCCAACAACAGTTGCGGTTTGTGCCATTTCGTTCTCCTGGAACTTCGATGGGGATGTTTTCGGTACATCCCCCAAACCGTTGGCAAGTAACTTCTCTCTGATGCTAGCTTTCATGACTAGTTGAACTGCTCCTGGGTATCCATGTACACGTTGTATGCGCCGATAACAACAGTCGTCGCAGACGCAGTGCCTTGATACTGGAAGGTTGGCTGAGCGCCCGCCGTGAAGGTCGTTTGCGCAGCAGTCAAGGTCATTACAGCGGTCGTACCAGCTGCAGGAACCACGACAGTTCCCACAGTGTTCGTCCCGTTCAGAAGATTGAGCGTACCAGGAGTCACAGCGGGGGCTGTAATCGTGGTCACCCTAACATTCTGAAGAACCGTGGGACGAACGAAAACCGGTGTCGGATACACATTCGTATTCAGAACTGTGGTAGAGGTACCAGCGGTCTGACACGTGATGTTCGCAGCCGGAGCCGAGAAGGTGTATACTTCAAGTGTATTGAACTGAGGATCGGTGTAAAATTTGCTAGACATTGTCTATTCTCCTATCCCCGATTAAGCGCTCGTCAGGAAGACGATGTGCTGCTCAGCGTCCGTGGTGAAGTTCCACACAATCTGGAACCCAATCAAGGAGTACCAAGCAAGGCCCTGGTCGCGTCCGAAGTCCACGCTCACCTTCACGCGGATCTCTTCCGGAACTGCCACAGCCTCGTACACATTGTCATTGCCGAAGAAGACCGCCTGCCCGAAAGCAGTACCAGAGCCAATTGCGTTGCTCAGGAAGCCCGTCTCTTCAACAAACCGAGTGGTGTAGTATTCACCAACCTCACCCGCGAAGATGTTCTTCGCGAAGGAGTCGGTATACTTACTCACATCCACCCATCCACCGCTGCCGGTATCAGAGTGCATACCTGACAACGCAGCCACCGAAGCGATGCAGACGTAGTTACGTCCATCGAATCTGGGGACCAGCTTCTTCTTCATGAAGTCCACAATCTGACGGGTGTTGCTACCAGTCAGATTAGCAGTGGCAGTAGCGGTAGCAGTACCGTTCGTGGTAAACACCACGCTCGACGTGCTAGAGGCAACCGCGATGAATTGCGTTGCAGTGTACTGCGAACCGCAGGCGGATTCCAGGACCTTCACCATATCATCTCGCAGTTTCTGCTCGGTGATAGGCTCAATCTGGAACTGCCCAAGAACTTCCAACTTCCCAGTGTAAGGCACACTGTTGCCGTACTCGGTGATTTTGCCAGTTCCCTGCAAAATCGTGTAGTTCGTCTGAGGAATTGTGTTCGTCTCAACCAACGTACCGCCCTGAGTTGCGACGTTGGAAATCTTATCAAAAAGCCACGTGTCGCCACGATTCTTTCCGATAGCTTCCTTAACGTCAACGAACTGACGGAATCGAAACATAGGCTGCGCAACAGAGCGCAACTTCTGAGTCAAATAAGGCTGAGAGAGCGATCCACCCAGAGAACCGACGCTATACTGTTGACCAGCCATTTGTCATTCTCCTTGAATGTAGTCTCTCATGTGTCTTTCGCAGACACGTTACAAAGTAAGCCTTACAGCCCAACGACTTGGCGGTTAGCCGCATCGTATGGATTGCGTTTAGCAGATGCAGATGCCCTGCGCATCGCCAAGTAACTCTCAGGCGAATTATCTGGAACTTGCGGCTGACCATCAGCCGGTTGCTCGCGGGTGGACTGGATCTGATTAGGACTTACAGTGGAAGCGGCTAACACCTCACGTTGTGTGGTGAAGGCTTCCTGTTTTGCAACGGCGCGGGTACGTTGTAGGACTTTACGCATGTCTTCAACTGCTTTGGTTACGGAGTCTTTATATACCTCGGTGAATTCCTTCGTTGTCTTGGGCGGCGGGGCCGCTTTGAAGTATTGCTCA